CGCTGCGATACCGGCGCGTTGAACCACGCGAAACGGTCTGGATCAGCCTGCACACGGATTCGGAGTCCGTGGCCAAGAGCAAGGCCCCGGTCGCATGGGAACATCTGGTCGAGGGCTGGGAAGCCCGGCTGGCGGGCGACACCAGCGACGCCGAAAGGCGGTTCGAGGCGGCGCGCGAACTGGCGGCGGCACGGGGCTTCCGATACCTGCCCGCCGCGCAGGTCGCCAGCCTGCCCCGCGAAGACCTTCTGGAACGCATAGAGGCCGTGCCCTTGCGCAATGGCCAGCCTGACCGGAAAGAGGCCGCCGCGCTTCTGGGCGGCGCGCGTGAACCGAAGATCACGGTCAGCCGGGCGCTGGAACTTTACTGGACCCTTGCCGCAGATCGCACCATCGGCAAGAGCGAAGACCAGCTTCGCCGCTGGAAGAATCCGCGCATCAAGGCCGTGAACAACTTCCTTGCCGTGGTGGGCGACAAGGCGCTGGCCGACATTTCGGGCGACGACATGCTGGATTTCCGCAACTGGTGGGTCGAGCGCATCGACTCCGAAGACCTGACGCCGAACAGCGCGAACAAGGACCTGATCCACCTTGGCGACGTGTTGAAGACCGTCAACAAGATGAAGCGGCTGGGGCTGGTGCTGCCCCTGACCGATCTTTCCTTCAAGGAAGGCGAGAAACGGTCCCGCCCGCCGTTCAGTGTGGCATGGATCAGGGACAAGCTCTTGGCACCGGGGGCGCTGGACGGGCTGAACCTTGAAGCCCGCTGCATCGTCTTGGGCATGGTGAACACCGGCTACAGGCCCAGCGAAGGGGCGTGCCTGACGGCGGCCCAGATCAGGCTTGACCACAACGTGCCGCATATCTCGATTGAGCCCGTGGGGCGGCAGTTGAAATCGGCCTATGCGCGGCGGATCATTCCGCTTGCCGGGGTCAGCCTTGAAGCCTTCCGGCAATGCCCTGACGGCTTCCCGCGCTACGCCGACAATCCGGCCTTGTCGGCCACGGTCAACAAGTATCTGCGCGAGAACGGGTTGATGGAGTCGCCGGGGCATTCGCTCTATTCCTTGCGCCATTCCTTTGAAGACCGGATGCTGGCAGCGGGCATTGATGATCGGATCAGGCGCGACCTGTTCGGCCATCGCCTGACACGGGAACGCTATGGGAAAGGGGCCGATCTGGACCACCTGTTGAGGGTGATTCAGGCGGTCGCCATCTGACGGGCCACGGCACGCGCGCGGGCGATCACGTCGCCTGACTGCATCGCTTCCATGTCGGCGATCTCGGCTTCCAGTCGGGCGAAGATCGGCGCATAGACGGGATCGGCCACCACCAGCGCAGCCACCTTCACCTGCGCGCGGCGCAGGCGGTCAAGCTGGGCTTTGGCGGTGGCCGGGCTCATGGTCAGCCCTTCAAGCGCACATGGACGCTGGCCGACGGGTTCGGCGCGGCGGTGACGGCATGGCCGACAAGGGGATTGGCCCCGGCGGCGTCATCGGTCGTCACAAGGCCTGCGTCGAGATAGACCGGCGCGCCGATGGTGATTGCGTCGGTGCCGACCTTGGGCAGATCGAATACGCCGACAAGGACCAGATCAAGGTCGGCCCCGGTGGCGGCGTCCCCGGCGGCCACGCCGACCAGTTCGCCCATGGTGACGATCTCGCCCCCCTGCACGTCGCCGGGGCTGGGCACGGTGAGGCTGTTGCCGGGTTGAATGTAGTTGCGCATTTCAGAGTCCTTTCGAGGTTCGGAATCGGATTGTGTTCGAGGGGCGACGCTGGGCGGCGGCGATTTCCGAGTCGAGCGCGGCAAGGGCGCTTGCCATCTCGCCGTCACTTTTGAAAACGACGGTTTCGCCGTTCTGATCGCGCACTTCCCTCGCGCCGTTCATGCGGGCCTTGAACAGGGCAGCCCGCATTTCGATCAATTCGGCCAGCGTCGCCATGGCGGTTACTCGCCTGCGTTTCGATACGCGCCGCGCCAGTCAGTGGCACCCGCGCCGAAGTCGAGAACGACTCGGAACTCACGGCCCAGAACTTCCCAACCGTCGCGCGATGCCAGTTGCGGGCCGGGGGCCGAACCGAGATAGGCGTATTCGATCACAGGCATCACCGCCGGGTCTGCGAAGACATACCACGCGTTGCCGGTAAGGCGCGGTTCCACCAGCAGCGACAACTTGCCCGCGTGCGGGTTCACATGCTGGGTTTCGGTGGCGTAGATGCTGGCCAGCAGCTTCTCGACTGCCGTTTCCAGTTCCGGCCCGCACAAGATGTAACGGGGCGTGGCGCTGATCGGCGTCTTGCCGTCGAGGCCCTTCATGGTGCGCAGCGCCTTGCGGGCCGCCGTCAGGGTCGTTTCGTCGGGCGCTGCCCCGGTCGGGGCAAGGTTCCCATGGTCGGCATGGAACAGGCGCTTGCCATCCTCGCCCATGATCGGCCCGGCCCCGCTGGCCTGCGTCAACAGGGCCAGCAGTTGCGCGGCCTCAGTCTCGGCGGCGGCGCGGCCCATCATTTCGGACCAGCGTCCGAAGGCCCCCAGATCGTCATTTACCAGCGCCTTCCGCGACAGGGCGAAGGTGCCGCCGAAGGTTTCCAGCGCATAGCCTTCCTTGGCTTCGCCGACAGTCTGGGCCGTGATCTCGCCGTGTTCCGACACCTTCTTGAGGCCGCTGAACTCGCCCAGCTTGAGAACCGAAAGGGGCCGGAAGTCGGTGGCCGTGCGCTGGCGGGCGATGGTCTTGAGCGGGCTTTCGGCGCTCCGGTAGGCCCCGGCCAGCACCCGGTTGCCCGACTCGGTCAGCAGCGCCGGGAAGTCGGTGGTGCCGTGCATCGCCCGCGTCAGCATTTCTTCTGTGCCCAGCGTGTTCACAGGCACGCCCGAACGGGTCAGGCAATCGCGCGCCAGATCGTGCAGGCCCAGCATCATGTAGGGCCGGGCAGCGTCGGACGGGGCCTCACCGCCCATGCGCGCGGCAAGGGCCTCGGCCTGCCGCGTGCGGATCACGCTGGGGTCATCGTTTGCCGGGGCAGCCGTGCGGATGGTCGGGCTGGTGCGGGTCTGACGGGCCGTCAACGCCGTTTCGCGGGCATCCTGCCGGATTTCGTCATCCGTCAGTTCGTCGCCAGCGGCGGCCATGCGAGTTTGCCAATCTTCGGGCAGGTTGTGGGCAGCGCGAACACGCGCGATCAGCGCGGCGCGGGTTTCGGTTTCGAGGGTTTCTTGTTCCATGGTTTGTCTCCTGAAGGTGGCGGCCGGGTCGGCGGGGACGGCGACGGCGGAAACTTCGCGGATGCGCCACACGGTCGCCGTCCTGACGCGCTGGCGGGTTTCGGGATGACGGACTCGGCCCAGCGGGTGACGGCGTAGCCGATGCTCACGCCCCGCACGGTGCCTTCCTTGATCTTCTGCACGGTGCTGGACACGTCGGGGGCACTGGACAGGCGGACGGTGGCCACAAGGGCGTCACCCTCCATGCGCACCGCCTCCACAACGCCGATCACGTCGCGGGCGCTGCCCTGCCGGTGGCCGTCGAGAACAGGCGCGCCGACAAGCCCGGACTGGTCCAGCCCGGCGGGGTCCAGCCGTTCGACATAGCCCCGGCGCTGGACAGGGGCGAAAGTGCTTATCGTCGCATCAATGGTGCCCCGTTCGGCGTCCAGCGTCTCGGGGGAAAGCGTCGCGGCGCGGATCAGGTTTTCCATGCTCTGGCCTCTTTCTCTCGTTTCAAGACAGCACGGGCGAAGGGCGACTCCGGCCCTTCGGCTCGGCCTGTCTCGGGGTTACGGAACATGCTGGCCCGGTCAGCCCGCACGGTCAGGGTGCGGCCCGTGTGGCGTTCATCGGACGCGCGCAGGCGTTGCAGCTTCTTGCGGATCGCGCGTTCATTCATCGGATGCGCCTTTCCGCTTGAACGTGTCGGCGGCAATCTCGGCGTCCAGATCGGCGAGACTCCACCCGCGTTCGGCCACGGCCTTCTTGCGACTGGTCAACCCGGCTTCGATCTCGGCGACGGTGGCCTGCACGTCTTTCAAAGGGTCCACTTGCAGCGGCTTCGGCGGCAGCCATTCGACCGTCAGGAAGCGGCGCGGGTCATCCTCATAGCCGGGCAAATCGCCAGCGACAGCAGCCCAGCCAATGACTTCGCGCCAGACAGGATTCAGCAGTTGCGGAATGATGCAATGGTATTGAGCTTGTTCGACCCGTTGCCGGAAGGGCAGCAACCCGGCGCGCAGCGACGAATAGTTGGCGTTCGTCAGATCGCCGCTCAGAAGGTGTTCAGGCAAGCCCAGCCCGGCGGCCAGCATTTGCAGATTCAGCCGGATGAACGGCCCCACTTCGGCGGCCTGTTGTGGGGTGGCGAACTTGATATCCCAGCCCCCGGCTAGGCGTTGCAGGGTGCCCGGTTCAAGGCTGGGCTGGGCTTCCCCGTCGAACGGGTCTTCGCCGCCGACGGCGTTCTGGTTGATGACGAAACCGGCAAACATGGCAGCGGTTTTTGCCCCGACCAGCAGTGCGTCGATCAACTGATCGAACTCGCCAGCGGGCAGGATCACGGGCGCAAGCCAACTGACGCCGCGCACCTGTCCCGGCCCAAGGGGCTTGAAGATATGCAGAATCTCGTTCGCCGGGATGCGCACGGGCTGGGCACTGGTGGCGAACACATCGGTAGGGCGGGCAGGCAAGACGTGGTAGGCTGCGCGGGTGCCGTCGGCGTCGAACTCGACTCCGCTGACGATGAAGCGCCCGCCGCCCAGATCAACGGTCATCGACTCGTCAATCAGTTCAGCCGGGATCAGGCGCAGGCGGGGGCCTTCCGGCGAGTCGAGTAGCTGGCAAAACGCTTCGCCATCGGCCACCAGCGCCCGCGCCACGTCGGCTTGCATCCCGCGAAAATCGGTGCGCCCGTCAGCGTCGGCCTGATCGGCCCACGCATTATAGACCGCGACGGCATCGGGTTCGCCGGTCGGCTCGATTCCCGCGCCGACCAGTGCGCCAACCCAATTGCCGACCGCCTGACTTATCCACGGGTTGTTATTCGCCAGATACCGCGCACGGGCGCGCAGGGTCGGCCCGGCTGCCATGGTTTCGGTGCCGATGCGCCCGAAGGTGCCCTGCCCCCAACCGCGCCGCCCGCCCGCCGCCCCGTCGAAACGGCGAACGTGCAGGGGCGGCGCGGTGCGACCCAGCAGGCGGTTGAAGGCGGCGGGCAGGCGCATGGTCAGTTCACCGCCCCCGGAGTCGTTTCGTGGGTATGCTTGGCGCGGGTGATGTGGGCCAGCGGGTCATCGAGACCGATCAAGATTACCGACCGCACCGAATAGGACTCGGGCTGGGCCGGGAAGTTCGACCCGTGCCCTTCGGCATCGCAAACGCGGCACGCATAAGCCACGCCGCCGCTTTTCGTGCAGCGTAGCGTGCGAACCTGAAACGACAGGTTCCGGGTGCCGTTCAAATATTCGACCAGTGCCCACATTGCGGGGCTGCGCGGAACGTCGCGCGCGGTGTTGCCAGTGGCGAAGTCGTCTTCGGTGATGCCGATATCTTCGCCGCGCCACGTATTGAGCGCCAGCGAGACGGCGTGCCGCATGTCCGCATTGACGATACCGGCTTCGCTCAGTCGATACATCACGGCGGCGACGACAACGGCCCCGGCGTCGAAGCTGTAGGCCCGGCGTCCGGTGCGCTTGCGCCCGCGCGGGTGGATCAGGCCAGAGGCGAGAAGGTTGTGCCAGAGTGCGGCGGCGGCGTCTTTGGTAAGGCCCGGTTCAGCCAAGGCGCGGGCGGCGGTTGCAGTTTCGATCATCGGCGCGTCGTCGGTGATCTCGGGAATAAGCAGGGCACCGCCGTAGCGTTCGGTGGCGTTTTGGTCGGTCATGGTGAGTCCTCCGTTTTGCGACTCAAGCCATGCCCTATCCCGAAAGTGGAGTCTAACCTTTTGTTTTACATAGGTAACTTCAAGTTGACAATACCCTTCATTTTCCTGCCTGACTTGACCTGATTGTGGGAATCCGGTTACACCTATGCCCAGAACGGAGTGAGAACCGATGAGCGAATTTCACGCAAAGCTGGTGCGCCGCGAAGTCCTGCGGCGCGGCAAGACCCGAGACGAATCGACCCTGCCCGCCGAAGTCCGGGCGTGGCTGCCTGTCCTGATAGACGAAGCCATGCGCTGGCCACCGGGGCAATGGGGCCGCCGGTTGGCTCAGACGCGGCAGGGCGTTCGCCACCATGTCCGGGAACGGCTATGGCCCTTCGGCGCGATTGACCCGGGGCCGGTGAACTTGCCCGACCGCCAGCCGCCCCGGTAGCCCCCGGTCAGCTTCCCCCGGTCAGCCACTTGGACCGCACCACGGCAGCGGGCTTGGGCGGCCCTGTCACGCTTTCCAGTTCGGCTTCGCGCCGATCCATGGCGACGCCGACCAGCGCCCGTGCGGCCAGACCGTATACGGTCGAGTCGAGGCATTCAGCCCGGCGACCCGGAATCCGCTCAAACCGGCGCACCGGCTGGCCCTTGAAGTATCGAACGACTCGCCGCTCGCTGGTCAGTTGCTCGAAGAAATCCGGCGACAGATCGGCACTGAATCGGAAGCCTGACCCGCGCGACAGGCGATTATAGAGTTGCGATTTCACGGCATCCACGCCGATCAAAAACAGCGGCAAACCCTTCATACCTGAACGGGCGATGAAGGGCCGCGAGAAGCCCGGCACCCCTTTGCCCGACACGATCCGCCGCGCGAAACGGGGCCGCGTGAACGAATGCACAAGATCGGCGTGGCCCCCGTCACCAGAGTCGACCACGGCGGCGTCAACCCGCAGCACGCCGCCCGCCGGGTGCCGCCAGACCGTGCGCAGGGCATCGTCCAGTTCCAGCCACGTTTCGTTCGCGTCGATTGCGCCCCAGATCACCGAATGGGCCAGAATGAAGGTTTCATCGCCCTTGCCGTGGCCCAGAAAGACGATTTCAAGCCGGTCATCTTGGCAATCCACCCCCGCCGTCACGATCAGCACTTCGGGCGGGATTCGATCCGGCAGGCCGAAGGGTTCGCGCCGCCCGGCAAGTTCGTGTTCGTCAAGATCATCGTGGGCTTCCCGCCACGGCTCGCCCAGAGTGAGGTTGACGAAGGTTTGCAGCGTGGCCGGGTGTTCCTTGGC